TCTTTAAATTCTCTTGTGTCAAATAACTTATAATTTGTATCTTCATAGTAAATATTATAGAATAACCTATAAGGGTTGTTTACGGGTTTGTGTTCGATTGTTTTAGTATCAAAGATATGAAATCCTCTTGTGTCTAGGACATCATTCCAGAACATCTCATAAGGATTTCCAAGATAATATATCTTTCCGTTGTCAGAACGAGTGTGATAATGACCTGAGTAAACACGATAAAACTTATCAAATATCTTTGTATCCATTCCGTGTTCCATTGTATGACCACGAGTAGCAACAAAACCATTCAACTCAAGATGACCCATAATTACATCAGCAGATGTAGTGTCCATCATCTCAAGAGTTTGTAATTTATTCTCCTCATTTATCCAAGGAAGCATTAAAATATCTAATCCACCAAGATTTACTGTAGTTGGTTCTGAATAGACTTCAACGTTATCATATTCTTTTAATAATAATTCAACTGTATTGACTTCATTCGTATCTTTATAGTATGCAGTGTGATTACCAACGATTGTATGAACAGTAATGCCCATTGCTTGTAATCTGTCATAATAATTTTTCTTTGACCACTCAAGCGTTGCTAGGTCAATATTACGTCGATTATCAAAAGTATCACCCATATCAACTACAGTATCAATCTTATTTTTTTCTAAGTATGGAAAAAAGGTGTTATCGTAAAACTTTTTGAAATATTTGTGTATGTAATCAGCACCTTTTCTTGCACCAAAGTGCTGATCTGTTATAATTGCTAACTTCATTTTTTCTTTTTCTGTGGTTTTTGTGGGTAATATTGGAAACCTTCGGTTTGCTCACGCAAATCAGATATTCTAAATGTTATCATCTTATCCCAAGGTGTTCCATCTTGATCCATCAATACAGCAGCCTTATTGCCCTGTATTCTTTGAACACATCCAACATATCCTCGATAGATTGAATTTTCATCTATCACCTTAACTGTAGAACCTGGTAAAATCATCTGTTACTTGACTTATACTGAATATTATCTTTAATTGTATTATAATCAGAACTACTACCTGTCATCGCACCATCATCTACAGTCATTACTTCTTCAAATCCAGTCTTCTCAATTATCTTTGTCTTTATCTCTAACTGCTTCTTTTCTTTTTGTATTCTTCTAAGAAAGGCATAATGAATAATCTGTGTAAAGTAGGCAAATGGATTTCTTGACTTCTCTGGATCAAAGTTGTGAATATATTGAACACAGTTTTCTATCCCATCAGATATCATATCATCACGGAACATGTAATTAACAAAGTTTGGTTTATATGACAAGTGTGTTGCTATCTTTAAAAAGCAAGAACCTAAGTAATTAGTAATACGTGGTTTAGGTAATTCATTCTCTTCTGCTTCTTTTACCTTTGCTCTGTATACGATTAGTGCTTCTAATAGTTCACGATTATTTACATAATGCTCTGACTTTTTCTTTGCCATATACTTTCTGAATATATTGATAGTATAACATAATTTATAGGACTTGACAAGTCAGTGAAATTTATGTACAATAACCTTTGTAGAGGTTCAAGGGTTATTAGGTTCTATATTATTTTTAAATATCTCTTCTAGCTTTAGACGAGCATCGTCAACTGTAGTTATAAATCCCATCTTATCTGTTAAAGATACTTTACCATCAATTTCAATATCAATATCATCTTCATTTAAATATCTTGTATAAAATTTAATCATCTGTTCATCAGTTACTTCTGACATTGTAATGATTTTATCATACTTGATTAGAAATAAATCTTGATCTGGTAACTCTAACCAAGGTTTTACTTTAACATATCTTCCTGCAGGTCCTGAAAGCATCTTCATAATAACTGGATTTGAAAGCATAATAATTGAGTCTCCGTCATTTTCATCGACAGAAACAAGTGAGAAAATTTCTTCTCCTGTAATTAATTTTAGGACTGCGTGAAATTCTTCTCCCATTATACTAAGTTATAGTTTACTATGCATCTGGTATTATTTATAGGTTGTTCTGCAGTGTGATAAAACCCACCATCGAAAAGAACTACTCTACCTTGTTTAGGTGTTACTCTTTCCTTTACTGTATAACTATCTGAATCTTGCTTTTCGTTATAGATGATTGTATCTCCATCACTATCTAAAACATAGTATAACATAACAAAATGTTTTTCATTAGTATCTATGTGTGGTGTATCAATATTTTTTTTCTGATTACTAAGTGGTAATTGTAAAAATGAACGACCTTGAATGACGTTTACAGATTGTTTATTAAGTTTAAAACAACAGTTTTGTATTAACTTTGTAAATATATCATGAAATTCACTAATCACTTCTCCATAAAATTTTACATACCCATGAGTAAGAGCAGGTCTTTTCTGACTATTTTCTGAGTTAGATCTGGTTACATCATGAGTATAATACCAAGGAAACTCATAATCTTTATAGTTTTTATCACCTAATAATATGTTTTTAATTTTTTCTTGATACTCTATGTCAATAATATTATCAAAGATTATAATTTCATCATTCATTAATTTTTCAATGGTATTTTCACTATGTCATAGTTAAAGTTCTCTTCATTATACACTTTTATTCTTTCTATTAAATGATTCAGTGTATAATTTCTTCTTGATTTGTAACTAATATCATCGGCAATATCATATAGAGTTGCCTTTGTTTTATTGTTTCCTTTTCTTAAGACTCTTCCGATTGATTGAAGGTTTCGTATTCGAGATTTAGATGGGGAAGCAAAGATGACATTATGAAGGTTCTTAATGTTGATTCCTGTTGAGAAGGTTCCATATGAGGCAATAATGATTGCGTTATTCTCCATCTCTGTAATTGAGCGAACCTCTTCTCGATCTTCTGTTGCAACTCCTCCGTGTACGAAGAAGACTTGTCGTTGTTCAAGTGCATTATTCTCCTGTATCAAATTATATAGGGGTTCTCCGTGTCCTTCAACCCTTGCAAACAAAATTAATGTATTACCTTTGAGATCAAGGGCAAGATTTTTAATAAAGTTATTTCTCTTTTGATGTCCGATAATATACTGTATTTCATCCTCAAAAGTTTCAAATTTATTTGGTGAGTGTTTCAATAGAAGCACATTGATATCTAAAGTTGCAACATGACCCTTCTTCATCAGTTCATCAGTTTTGATAATCTTGTAAGAAGGACCGAATAAACCCTCTAATACCCACTTATGTGTCTGTGTTCCATCAAGAGTTCCTGTGAAACCAAAACGATATTTGGCATTATCAAGTTTCGACATTATAGATATTAATGACTTTGATTTAAATTGATGTGCTTCATCTCCAATTACACATCCAAAACGATTGAAGTATTTGCGAGGAAGTTTGTATATAGATTGCCAAGTTGTAATAATTACCTGAGAATTTGTTTCTCTTTCTTTACCAGCGTATATCTTGTGGCAGAATGAACCAACATCCCAACCATAATCCTCAAAATCTTTATACATCTGTTCTACTAAGGATGTCGTCGGAACTACTATCAGAATACTTAGTTTTCTTTCAACGTAATATCTCACAATCCCATATATCATCAAAGACTTTCCTGAAGCAGTTGGAGATATCAATAACCTACGATTGTATTTTAAAGCGTCGTGTACTCCCTGAATTTGATAATCTCTAGGTTTATATTTACTTACAGCATTCATGTAATCCTTCACACCCTCTTCTGAGATACCATCATTTACTTCAAATGGTAAACCATAAAACTTACTTGGTTGAAATCATATGTATATTCGTGGTCTTTACAAAATTGTACGATCTTATCTAAGAGTCCAACATATATCTGATTGTTTTGAATATTAAATAACCTTATCTTTCCGTCCCAATACTTATTTTTATAAGTTGGCATAAACTTTGCACCTGGTACTTCAAAGGTGAAATAGTCTGCTAACTCATAATAAACATGCATATCAGACTCAATCTGAAGATGCACTTCATTCTTTTTTGATATTATCAAATGCGACATAACATCGATCAATATCAATTATTTAGACGTGTTTTATAAACCTATTTTTTCTTTGGTTCAGGAATACTTCCTTTCTTAATATTTTTTGTTGTTGGTTGTCCACCATATTTGTAGTAATTACCTTTTTCTGGCATTTTTGTGAAGTTTTTGGAAAATCTACGTATTGGTCGGGTGGTGCTATCGTATGGTGAATATCTAGGTTCAACATTGATATCATCAAATTTATTAATTAATCTATTTTGATCTCCTGTATTTTTAAGATTCTTTATTATAATATCTTGATCTTTGGGTCTATCATCTACTAGTTTTCTGACTTGTGCAACTGCATCTTTTTCTTTTACCTTTGCTTTACTTAATCCTCTTAATTTTTCGTGTCTAAACTTTGTAAGTTCTGATGTTTTACCTGAAGTAATTGCATCAGCCATACTATTTTCAGTAGATCTCTTAACTGAAGTGAATGTCTGACCTAGTGGATTTTCAGGTCTATTTCTTAATTTTTGTATTATATCTACTGGAACTTTTCTTTTATTTCCAATCTTAAAACGAGCAAAAGGGAGAATCCCTTTATTAACTTTTCCTTGAATACTTTTCAAAGTTTTAAGTCCGAGTTTACCTGCTTTTAATGCAAGTTCAAACTTATTCAGTTCTGTAATGAATTCTTTATAAGTTTTCATTATCCTTTTGGAAATACCCCTTTTGGTGAATTTACTGCCGATTGACCTTTACCTACGTATGGATTACTAAAATATTTAAAATCGCTTAAACCACCAGGACCTTCTGACCTTGATTTTATTTTATTGTTATTATCTTTAAAAAATTTTTTAACCTCTGGTTCTTTATAATATTGATCTCTTTCTTTACCAGGTTTATCTAATATATTGTTTGGATATTTGTTTCCACTTTTAAGTTTATGAATTGGTGGATTGTGACCATAATCGTATGGTCCAACTGTTTGTTTACCAGTCTCTTGATTTATGAAAGGATTCTTAGATTGATCCTCCATAAACTGTTGAAATGTCTTCATTACTGTCATTATCCAACAATCGTGTCGAACCAATCCTGACTCATACCTGAGATAATTTTATCAGCAGAATCAGCATCTACAGCATACTTTTCATCAATTAGATGTTGCTTTACTTTCTCGTAATTCTCGTGAATCTTTTTTGTTTCTCTTGGAGTTGGCTTCATTGTATTAGTAAATCTACTAAGTTATTTATTAACTAAATTGTTTCCATCTAGAGTGATGTACTCAAACAAAGAGATATTTCCAGCAACTATTAATCTCTCATCTTCCTCATCTTCTACCTTATCTACACCATGTACTCTCCAAGGTGGATAGACGTAAAAATGTCCAGTATCTTGTTTACCAACATAATTTTTTTCAAAATCATCATTCAAAAAATAAAAACATTTGTTCTTTGATGTTTTTATTATATGATTGAAACTAATAATTTCAGTGCCATAAAAATGATCATGAGGTTCATGTC